TATACCTGCAAAATATGCGTAAGTTCCATTTGGATACTCTGGTGTTTTGCAGAATCTTGTGTTATGGATATCCAAATCTCCAGTAGCATCATATGTGTAATCTTCAATAAAGAATCCATCAGCAAATCCTTCTGGACGATCTTCTACAATAGATGAATCTAACTTATAACCTGTATCTAATATTCTTACTCCTGATGAAGTATCTAAAGGATCACTAAATCCATAAGGTCCATATATTGGATGTCCATCATAAGCATATCCAATGATTGGAGAGTGTGTTGTTCCTGTATCATTAAATTCTCCAGATGCTATTTCGTTTGAATAAGATAAATTAACATATTCTAATCCTTTCTTAAGAGTAGGATACAAATATTCAGATCCATGTCTTTGAGCATCATTTATAGTTAAAGATCTAATATTACTGGATAATATTGCATTCTTACCTGCAGATACAATGCTAAGACTAGTTTTTTCTTGTGTATAGTTAGTACCTCCAGATATAACAACTACTTCAATAAGTTGACCATCCCTAATAATAGGACGAACAACAGCACCACTACCATCTCCAACAACTGTTACTTCAGGAACAGAGAAGTATTCAGATCCTCTTGATCTAACATCAACTCTAATTAATTGTCCACCCACAACAACAGGATATAAAGATGCACCCTTACCATTTTTGATACTTACACTAGGTGATCTTTCAAAGTTTAAAGTTGTGCTTCCATAACCAGTTCCAGTTTCATAGAGATAAGCATCTATAATATTACCTCTAACATAAGGTGTTGCTGTAATAACTCCTGTACCTGCTGCAGCACCAAAGGAAACATTAATGTTTAACTTTATATCTGGATACTTAAATTGGTGGAATCCAGACCCAATAGAGTCTAATTTAATGTAAAGTCTACTATCAAAATTATCTCTAACAGTTCCACCAACACCTGCATCTGCAACTCTAAACTGATCATTATTATTTTTAAAGACATAATATTGATTAGTGGTAACTAATCCAGATATAACAGTTCCTGTATTTTGATATTCAATTAAATCTCCTTCTTGGAATCCATGATTTTTAAAGTTAACAAGATGGTCTATGGTAGAGATACCAACTGGTTTAACATTTAATACTCTATTTTGATAATTAGATCCTCCTTCAAGAACTTTAACGTCTTTTAAAGTTTTCTTACCATTGAAAGTTCTAAATCTATGAACACCAGAATTAGAAGTAGTGGTAAATCCAATTGTATTAATTCCTGTTTGGAAATCATTTGTTGAATTATACAATCTAATTGTCTTTGAGTTTACAAACTCTGCGATATATTTTGTATTTTCTACTAAGAATCTATTTTGATCTGCATTTGATCCCGCAAAGGTTCCAATTCCTAATGCAGGATTACCATTTGTTCTGTATACAACTTCCTCTCCATCAGCAAAATTGTGATCACCTAAAAATGTGATAGTTTCTGCAGATTCTCCTATACCACCACCAAATGTCAATAATCTGGCATCAAAACTAGCAGATATGAATCTTTCTTCAACTACTGGTTGTAAAGCAACCCCATTACCAGGACCTCCACCAGTTATACTAACAGAAATAACTTTATCTAACTCTCTTGTTTGAGGATCTACTAAAATTTTCTCGACAGATCCACTAAGAACTGGTCTTACAAGTGCTGTTGCTCCTGCTCCAGTATTAGCAACTTCAATGACTGGAGGATTTATAACATCATATCCAGTTCCTGAGTTTACTACAGTTATAGAACTTAAAGGACCTGAATAAATTTTATCTTGAGACTTATAATTTTTAATTTCAACACCATTTATCATCATACCCACAGTTTCAGTTGTGGTGTCTTGACCATCATTTTCTCTAGGTATCAATGGGAACTTTCTAAGAAGTTTCTGTGGTTCAATTTGTTTTTGATAAACAGATCTTAGAGTAAAAGTATGTTTACCACCAATACCAACAAGTAAAGGTTCAAATTCAAGATTTAAGTCTCCTTGAATGAAAGAATTAGATGCGTATAATTTAATTTGCTGTTTATTTGGTAATACTCTAACGTAATATGATTTACCTGTGTCTAATCCTAGAATTGCATCACTCTCTGGTTCGTAAACAACCTCATCTCCAGTTAAGAAAGGAACTTGTGTAGGGAAATTAATAATAGAATATGCTAATTCTCCTGTATCTGCTAAAAGTGCACCACTTTCAGTGCTTCCTGCACCAATGAAGGTTACAGCAGTCCCGACCACTATGGATGGTGTTGATGGTACGGTATCTTGTCTAAATGTGTAAGATGGTAAAGAGTTAGATGCAACATACATGTACTCATCGCCATAAGATCCTTCATCAAGATCTTCGCTATAAACGTTCTGTATGTCCGAGAACAAGTCTGAATATTGTAGGGGTACAAACTTACTTGTAGTCTTCTTTGGCACCCTTCTAATCGAATGTGGGATGCTTGTATCAGTAGTAAACCCAGTATATTCTAGAGTTACTTCGTTACCTGCGATAGCAGTAACTTTAGCATTTTCTACTTTTATTTGTTTATTACTATCGTTTATAATATCAACACGATCATTTATTTTTAAACTTGCTTTGTCAATTGAAGATTTTAAAGTAAATTGTTTTGTGCTTGTATTAATACCAGAACACTCATAACTGGAACTTGTATTGTAAATCCATGAATTAGCAAATCTCTGTTTATCTGTGCTTTCTGAGGATGATGGATTGGTAATGACATCTCCTAATTCTTTGATTGATATCTTTTCATTCTCTAATGCAAGACCTGCATCTTTAGAAAGGTTTATATCAGATATAATTGCTGCTACTCTTAAATTAACTGGTTTTGTAAAGTCTCCATTTTCATAACCAAATATAATATCATCAGATCTAATATCATCAGTTGCTAGGATTTCATTGTCAATACCAGAACAATTCAAAAACTGATTTATGGTTTTGTCTGTATATGTTATAGTATTAATGCCACTGAAGACAGTTCCAGAATCTGGGAATCCAACAGTAGAATCAACAGTAATTACAGAAGAACCTGCCGAAACCTTGGTTATTGATTTTGTAGATGAAGTTACATCAAAATCTCCCTCTATAAGATCTTGATTACTATATCCAATGAAAAGTGCTAACTTGTAATATGTTTTGTTGTTTCTAGTTAATATTTCAATCTCAGATACTGCTGCTTTTGTTCTAGGATTGGTCTTACTATAAATTGTTTGTCCTACTAACTGATTTACATCTCCTGATATTTTTTCTACTAAAACTACTTCTCTTCTGATAAACTCTGCATCAGATGGTTTTAATAAGTATGATTCTAAATCAATGACAGTTGGGGTTACACCAAATAAAATTTTATATAAAATTCTAAATGATTCCTCTGTACCTTTTGACTGATAGAAGGTTCTTGCTTCTTTAATAAAGTTACCAACGTCTAACTCAGGTATAAAACTTACATCTTCTAAACCAGGTGCATAAGAATATTTTACTTTTCTGTAAAATTCTTTTAAAAATAAAGAACTTAAATTCTGTACAGGAGATTCGTTGTCATGATTAGCAGCAACTGAAGTATCAAATACTAATTCTTCTGAATCATTAATACTATGATATGAAGTTATTCCACTGAAACCACGAACACATCCTGTAAAAGTATTTGTAGTTATACCTGTATATGTTATTATCTCATCGTCAATCTTTAAAAGACCATATTCATTAGGAAATCCTCTTGTGTTTATAACTTGGATTGTATCATCTGATGAATTTGCAGCTGCAGTAAGAGAAGTAACACCCACAATAACTTGTGGTGTTAACTGATCAAGACTTAAATATTGATCAAGATTATCAATCAGGTCAATAGGACCTCCTTGATACTCCTGTGAACGGTAGTATTGTTGGAGAAAATCAACTGTCTTTGGACTTTGATCTAAAATAAATTCAGGTAATTGTCCCTCGATCAGTTCATGAACCTTTACTCTCGATTCGATACCAGTTTGTATCATATTTTATCCTCTTTTTAGCTCTCCGTTGCTATAACTAGATGTTACCTTAAATCCAACTCCTGAAATCTTCTCACCTGAAGATATAGTGTCTTTAACCATATTTATCGTACTTTTTGAAACATCAAACTCAAGATATAGATCCTTTAATCCAACCACATCATTGGATTCTGGGAATGCTTGAACTTCAATAATGTCATCATTCAAAACAGTGCTAGTTATCAAAGTTGTGGTTAAAATAACCTCTCCTTTTATGTAATCTACAAGACCTGCAGATCCTATAACAATTCTAGTCTCTCCAGTTTCTTCAATTGGTTTAACTATAGCAAGTGCACCTGTTCTTCCATCTGCATTAGGAATATCTGTTAAGTAGCAAATATCTGGTTCATTAATAATAGTAAATCCTGTACTCTTTATGTTATAACCTGCACTATTTACATGAAATCTGTTTCCAAAACACAATTCATACTGTGCTTCTTGATTTATGAGTGCTCTTAGATTTCTTCTAATTCTAACTCGTGTAATATTAGAAGTTATAGCACGATCTACGTCATCAATTACGTTCAAAACCTTACTATATTTGAATCTTCCACCAAATTTACTTAAATCTACAGAATCTGAGTAAGATTGAAGTGCATTTGAAACATTTGTCTTTAAATTATCGACGTTTGTAACTTGAGATGAGTTAAAATATACAGAAGAATCAACTTCAACATAAAGAATTTTAATATCAACAAGTTTTTGGTTAATTCCTGTTAATGCATAACTCTTTAATTTACTAATAATGAAGTCTTTGTCAAAATCAGACACAAAATCGCCATTTTTTGGTTTGATACTGATTCTAACAGTACCAAATTCTGGTGGATCTAACTCTTCACCACCAACAACTGATATAGATTCAGTGTTTGGGTAGATATTTTGTATAATTGCCTCATAGTCTCTTGCTGTAACTGCTCTAAATTGTGCAGCATACAGTCTTGGGGCAAAATATTTGACTGATTCTATAGGTTCTATGTCTGTTCCACTCGTACTTTTAGTAATTGTGGTTAAATTTGCTGATTGAATAGTAACAGGATTGTTCAAACTGTTTATAAATGTACCTGCAAATGAGAAATTTTCAGCTCCATTACCCAATCCTCCGTCTGTGACGATGTAAGTTACTGTAATTTCTGTTCCATTTTCTAATTTTTTACCAAAAATACCATCTCCAAAGAGTAATTCATACTTTTCATCCTGTACTTCTTGTATTAAGTATATCTCTGAATCGCCATCAACACCAACAATGTTGTCTACTGCAGCATATTCTCTACCAGTTCCTGATTCTCCAGTGCCTTTTACTTTGACAACAATGGTTTGTATGTCTATAAATGGGTTATCAAGTAGAAAACGTTGATCTAAACTACCATCAACTGTAAATTTCTTCTTTAAAAGTGCTCCTTGATAGATTAGGATTGGATCTGTAGCACTACCAAAGGTTGCTTTACCATTTACAACTGCTGTAGTAATGGGTTCTGGTATTGAAAATATGTAAGAACTGTCATCTGTAGCACCCACACA